GAAGAAGACTCGTGAGACTGAAGTTGATAATGAAGATACTCGAAAGATGGATGAAGAGATTCCATTCGATCACGATAAGGCACCCTCTTCCAAAGCAAAGGAAGAAGAGAAGCCCGTTCGTGGATCTTCTCTCCGAGATCGACTGAAGGCTGCACGAGCCTAATCATACCAAAGGGCATCTTCGGATGCCCTTTACTTCACTAGTAATACGTGATACTGTGAATGTCGCCATAAAGGAGAACCCAAATGCCAAATCGATTTCATCGCCACTATCACCTCGGAGTCCGAGGAACCCCCTCCGTGACTTGCTATGTAGTTGAAACCGAGAAGAAGTCTGTTGGCCCACAGAAGAGTTATATCTCATTCTCTATCTGCAATCCATCTGATAACTTCTCCCGTGAGCGTGGTCGAACCATTTCAACCAACCGATATGAATCAGATAAATACGTTGAAGTCTACCGCTGGGAAGAGAACTATCTCATTGAAGATATCCTAGAGGGACTGGAACAACATCTTGAAAGTAATGAAGATGAGTTCCACAAAAGAGTCTATGAGGTTTTAGGTTATTACCATTACAACCCCGAGTATATTATGGAAGGTGTGGAGAGCAGGAAAGAAGAATCGAATGGTTTCTTCTATGACAAAGTTCTTCCGTATCTTTCCAAGTTCAGAATTATGCAAAGGTGGTTCTATGGCATCTAATCCGACGACATCGACCGTCACGAAGAAGTATGGCAACATCCTCTACTACTGGAATGAAGATGATAAAATGCTTTGGAAGCAGGTTCTCCCAACTAGAGGAATGTATCCCGTAGCGGAGATTGATGATCCTCTAAAGATCGATGAGGAGATAATGAAAGACTTCAATGGAGAATGGTGATATTGCATTCTTATCAAGTAAACATATTGGTTTATGGAATTTTATGTGCTTTGAAAGTACATAAATAGTGATGATGGTAACAAAAACCAAGTTATCATTGTGAGGAATGAACAACCTTAGAGCATTCAAACCTTTTTATCGGCTGAGTTGGTCGATTACAAACGTGGAGAGGATGTAAGTCTTTTTGATGCCAGTCATCATCTAGCTACCTCAGTGAAGCGTTTAGATAAATTTGTAGATTTATCATAACTATGGAAATGTGATCTATTACTGGAGCGAAGATGAAGTGATAATGAAAGACTTCAACGGAGAATGGTGACATTCACGAAGAAAAGAAAGACGTTTAAGATCAACGAGATCCGTCCAAGTGGCGGATCTTTCTTTTGATAAATAGATTCATGGCACATGGAAAACACTTCAAACAAGGCCACTTTGAACCCAAGAATCCAGAGAAGTATAGGGGGACAGGTAAGCCGTTCTACCATTCATCATGGGAGAGATCCGTGATGGAATTCCTCGACTCCAATCCTTACGTTCATGAATGGGTATCAGACTATGTGATTCCATACTACTCTTCAACCAAAGGAAGACAAGCTAGATACTTGGTTGACTTTGTGTTCACCATCACAGATCGGCACGGGAAGAGAAGAACTATCATGGCAGAAGTGAAGCCTTTAAAAGAGTGCAGCCCTCCCGTCAAAAAGAAAGGAAGGAAGAGAACAACTGTGATCCAAGAAGAGATTACTTGGATCAACAATTCCGAGAAGTGGCAAGCTGCCGAGAAGTATGCAAAAGAAAGAGGATGGGAGTTCAGTCTACTTACAGAACGCGATATCTTTGCCGGTTAAAAGTTGATATCCGATTTCAGTTCTTCATACTGATCCAAGATGCCAAGCTCGATGTTATCATAAGACAACTGAATGATGATTTCATTGTCTTCCTCTCCCTGAGTGATCGGCTGAGTATGCTCAATCTCAGTGATCATACAACTTTTCAAAGTATAGGACTCAGTCATTCTGTCCCTTGAGTCAAAGATCTCAATCTTAACATCAAATCGATAGTCCCTGTCAAGAACACCTTCTCTTCCATATAGATCAGCAAGCACATTCTCTTGTCTCATGATATGAGCATATAGGATCATATTGGTCAAACCCGATTCATCATCCTGCATGGTAACAGAGATCGGGTTGAATCTGGGCTTTGCCTTGTCAACGTACTGCTGACCTCTATAGAACGTATTAGAGGTTTCAATGGAGATAGTAGGTCTGGTGATGGACTTTACTTGTCGCCCCAGCATGTTGCTGATGTTCTCAGGAAGCTTAAGAAACTTGACGTAGTAGTTGTCAACCTTCTTAGGGACTAGGCTTCTATTAACTAACTTGTCTGCGTCTAGTGCCATTGTTTAGTTAACTCCTTCGTTGATGATAATCTCTTCCAGTTCAACCACATTATCTCCGGTGTCATCAAAGATCTTGTTCCTGATTTCTTTGATCAAGGTGTCTGACACCGAATATGGATATCTGATTCTAACAGGAACTTCAAAAGAGAATGATTGCATCACCGTTTGATCTTCCGTGCCAAGTGGATATTGGATCTCATTGTTGATTGATGTAAGAGAGATTTCTGTGATATAATCACTATTGAGAACACTGTTATCCACCTGAATGGTGATTCGTGGATTGAAGACCAGCATAATCTGCTCACTGATTTCAAATAGTTGCCTAGATGAAGAGGCGTAGATAGAAAGTTCAAACTCTAGATTCAGAGCAGGACCAACCAGTCTACTGGCACCAGTCAATTCTCCGCAATGCTCGAATGCAACGTTATCAACATGGTGATGTGATACTTTTCGTTCTTCGTTCTTCGTGATGCCGTTCAGGTTAACAGCGATAAGAGGAAGTGCATTGTTTGTATAAGAATCTCTTCTCTGTAGAACAGATGCTACGATTCGATGCATTCCGCCATATCTCACTGGAACTCGATTGAGATTGGGAGAATCATGGCCTTCTTTGACTTGAAAGCCGCTCATCGCTCTCATGAACTGGGCGATATACTTTTCGATCTGGGAGTCTGACCTATAAGGATAAACGGTTGACATGTTCTTACTCCTTGAGTTTCAACTGATATTTATCAACAAGTAAATAGATAAGAAAGCCAGAGGCAATGACATGAACTTTGATGAATTGATTGAAGAAAGAGCCGCCATGTTCGGGACTGGGTCTTATATGGACTTAGATGAATTGCGTCTCTTATACCATGGAAGACGAGATATCTATATCGAGTTCACTGATGACGGTGAACATGTCACATCTCCACAGCCAACGGAGATTGATAGACCAGATTCGATTGTGTGTTATCCGGTGAACGATGTAATCGGTAGAAAGGTATCAACAAGTGAGTTCTATGCTAACGTCTTTAGAATCAATAAGACTCGTGGAGAATTCATTAAGAACATCAACCACTATACCAGAGATGACCTCGCTGGTGATCTTATTTTGATCCGTCAACTTAGCCCAGCAAGTGAAGATGATACCAATATGATCATCTCAGATATCATGAGAGATACTAGGATCAGGAAACCGTTTGAACGGTTCTGGGCTATTACTGAATTCATAAGCAAGACCAAGGGATCAAACTTCGGTCGGGTATGGAATCGTCTTCTTCGTGATATGGGATATATCGGATTTGCAGACCCGTCCTCCAGTGGACTGTTCACAGGATATAGAACTCCTGCTGTGATCTACGTTGACTATTCCGGGAGAAGTGATCTAGACATCCTCCCCATCCAAAAGCACAGAATGGACCCACGGCGCCGTGTGAGAGACAAAGTCGAGAGGATGGTAGCCCGCATGGGGGTCAGGAGAAATCGCATCGCTAAGAGGCGCACAGGAGCTTCTGGAAGGTCTCAGGATTCCATGTCAACACTCAGAGCATTAAGAGGATTCCTATGAGTAAACTGAAACTAACAGGAATGTATGGTGAGAAGACGAGGAAGTTACAACGTAGCCTTTCTCAGCAGATCTTCCAGCTTGCATTCAAAAAAGCTAATGTCTATCGATATCTGGGAAGTTCAGCATCATTTGATCCTTCCATCGATGATATCCAAGTGACAGTGTTCAATGAAGTTCCTGATCGAAAATATGCATCAGATCCGGTCCCCATCAACATTGGGATGGAACCTGCGCAGGAGTCTTTGATTGACTTCAGTAGATTCGGGATCATTTCTCCAATGAGCAATGAGATCACCATCAGAATCCATATTGATGAGTTCGAGAAGTGCATGGGGAGATGGTTGATCGTTGGTGATATTCTTGAGATACCTTTCTTCACTAGAGAATGTGACAAGGCTTTCTTCGAGGTAACTGATGTTGATGATAAGCCTTCGTATGAGCGGTTCTATGTCACTGCTCGCATCAGACCAGCCGGTGATACCAGAGAGACTAGAGAGATCCCACTAGAGAGAAGCAACTTCGACTTTAATGAGATCAAGCAATCAGAACAGGACCAACAAGCAAAAGAAATGGTTCCATATGAGGGAATCGGTGAAGAAGTTAATGAATGGGAAAAAGTGGACTCAAGAAGAAGCAAGCAAGCCAGCTTCCTTGATGATCCACTTGCAGACTTTGAGGATTAAGAAGACATGACCAAAGATGAATTCAATGAAGAGATCATCATTGCTCTAGGTGGAAACCTGATCGATGTTGAGCTAGAAGATAAAGAACTTGACTTGGCGTTCAAACGAGCCAAGAGAACCTTCCAGCAAAAAGGTTCCAACAACA